GCCGCGTCATCCCGCACAGCGAGTTCATCGGCCAGTGCCGGCTCCGCAAGGATCGCGGCGCGCAGCGTTGCTTTCTGTGCCTTCGTCATTTCGATCATGCTGTCTCCTAGTTAGCCACCGTCGTCGGGCCACGTCCTGTCAATGATGTTCTGGGTTCTCGTCTGCTCCCCCTCCCCACGGCGTACCCATCCGAAAAACACAAGGGCATGCAGTGGAAAAATCCGGAAGAGCAAGTAGTTGCTTATCAAGTAGTCTACCCACGGAGGTGGCAGGTACTCGGTGATCGAGAGGGCATTGATGCGAGCACGCCAGTACACACCAGTCGAGTTCCACAACAAGTACCCCCTATCCGGGCCCATGATCTTGCGAAATCCAGCCCACCACGAGGGCATTCTAGTTGCCCCTGAAACCGACCCAGATGACCCCCATTGCATGTGCGGCACCCACGACTTGACGCTACGCCGTAGGATCATCCAGCCACCATACCGGCGGTACTCCACTACAGTGAACGTGTAGCAATTCCCGAATTTCATCGGGGGGTTAAGCAATGCGGATGATGGCGTTCGAAGCGTCGGCAGTCGGCATGACGACCGTGAAGTCGCCAGCGGTCGAGGTCTTGTCCGTACCGAAGTCGAGGACGGCGATCGCCTTGTCGGTCTTGGTCGAATTGTAGATCAGCGCGCCGCGGGCCGTGATGGTGGCGGTAGACCACGTGACGTCTGCGAAGTCCACGATAGCCGTAGTGCCCGATGCAGAAATGATCGGACTGGTGAGGGTCGCGCCACCGGCCGTGTACCCCGTACCGGACACCTCGTTCGTGGTCGAGTACGCCGTGGTGGACGCGCCCAGCGTAGCCGTGCTGGTGAACAGCGGGATCTTGAGGGTGTCCGTATCGAGGTCGTGCGTGCCGCCGAGAAGCTCGGTCTTGAAGCTGGTGCACATCGCCTGCGTGATTGCCATGTCTTGCTCCTATCAGGAAACTGGAACGCGCGCTTGTCCGGACCGGTAGGCATCTTGCCTGTCGAGACCGTCGCCGAGCCGCTTAGCCATCGCGAGCGCTTCCTTGTACTTCGTGTCGTAGAGCTGGATGATGTCCGGCTCGCCTTTCATGAATGTGTACGCCTCGACCAAGGTCCCGTACAGCAACACCGAGTCGAAGTTGTCGCCAAGCCACGACGTACTCGCATCCACAATCGACTGCGGGTAGAAGTAGTAATGCAGCTCAACGCTGTACGCCTTGTCCGGGGTAGGGCCGACGATGAAGGTCAGCTCCGTGGGGGCATCGCTGCGAGGGCCGAAGATCGCGTAGTACTTGGGCACCCCGGTCGTGGACGGGTTCGTGTACGCCTGCCGAATGAAGTTCACGTCCTTGTTCAGGAGGAACTCGTAGGCGTTCGTCACCGGATCCACGTAGGCGAGGGAGTACACGGACAGGAAGTCCGTCGGAGCGGGCAGGTACTGGTTGCCCAGCGTCATGGCACTCGTGGCGTTCTTGCGCAGGGATGGGAACTGCACGGTGTTGTACACCCGCTGCTCCGCCTGCTTGACGAACACAGGGATGTTCGCTACGAAGGAATCTTCGTAGTTCTCCGTGTACGCCTCGATCGCTGCTACGAGTTCACTGTAGTTCACGCCATCGGGCCCCTAGACGTGAAACCCTTGGTCGCGGCGCCAGACCCACGCTGCTTGATGCCAGAACTCTTGACGGCGCCGCCGTCGCGCATCTTCACCATCTTGGGGGCCGGAGCCTTCGGCTGCTTGCCTGCTTTCATCGTGAACTCCTTGTGGCTAGGCCACGGTAACCGTTACCGTACCAACCTCTCCGATACTACCGCAACCCATGATCGGGTTCCATCCCCACACGATCGCGCGGCTACCGCCGGGCCCGAGGCTTTGGTCAGGGCGTGCGTTCCGAATCGCCTGCGGATCCGAGATGGGGTACATGCCGATCTGAAGCTGCGGATGGTCCGCTTCCCAGCACTGCTTGCAGACCCGGATGTTCACCTGCTTGGTCTTGATCGTCAGCTCACGGAGGCGCGACAACTTCGCCCGGAATCCGCAACGATCGCAGTATCCAAAGGCGTGTTTTCCGGAAGCGAATTTGCTACTCATGGCTAGAACCCGGCAATTTTAGGAACGAACCGGGCCGACGCCTTCTCTCTGTCTTCGTCAGTTGCGAACGTCCACGCCTCATCGTACTGCGCCTTGAGGATCTGCAACCGGTCCGTCCCGTTCGGGACTTTCATGGCGAGGTAGTACGCCAGCCCGGCCACCATCGCCGGCAGGAACCGGAACGGGAGGTCCATCGTGTTCGCACCATCTCCAGCGTCTTGGATCCGGCGCATGCGCCAGTACACGAGCGTGTACGTCGTCGCTGCATCCGGCACAGGCCATACCGTCACTGAGGGGGTCGCCGTGCGGTTCACAACCAGCTGAATCGGGCGCCCGGTGACGAGCTTGTTCGGAATGCTGGAGTACGTGGAGTTCGAGATGCGCGTGATGGATATATCCGACTGCGTCGTGCCGGACCCCGTCCGCACCACGTGATCCAGCAGGTCAACCGTGTCCGCGGGGAGGTTGTACGTCGCCGTTCCCGCGACAAGCGGGACCGTGCTCGAATCCAGCGTCCAGAGGTTCAGGCCACGGTTGGCCCAGTCAGCGAACAGCAGATTAAGGCTACGTCTAGCCGTACGAAGGTCGTATCCCGTACGCATCTCCGAGCCAGCTCGCTCGAAGGCTTCTTCAAGGAGCTCGACAAGCTCAAGATTAAAAGACGTAGTACCTGAGGTAGCCATTTAGCACACTTTACCGCGGGACTTCCCGCTCAGCTCCACACCACCCCCTCGCGCGTACTTGGCGGGCTTCTCCATGCCGCTGGGGCCGTGCACACCTTCGCGCTTCTCACCCTCGCGGTACAGCTTCGGGCTGATCTTCTTGACCTTCATCTCCTTGCGCTCTTCCGCAGGGGTTTCCTTGCCCATGAAGGGCGGGAGTTTTGACTTTGCCACGGCATCACCTCCAGCGAAGAGTTCGAGCTTGCCTTGCCGAGTCGTCGGCTTGTTGACCTTCTGGAGGTCAACGCGAGACTTCGGAGCGTTCTTCCCGAATTTTATGCCCTTATCGACTTTCACAGTAGTCCTATCTTCTTGGCCACGTACGTAGCCGCAGCAGCGAGTGTGGCCCACACCGCCCGGTCCACCCACAGAGACGTCCGGGTCGTATCTGGGGCAGCACGCTCCAGCACGGCCACTCGCGCTTCCACCCGCTCAAGTGCCACTAGGGTGCGTTCCTGTGCGATAGCGGCCTGAGTCTGCCGCTCCTCGATGAGGGCCAGCTTGGTGATGGCGGATGTCAGGTCCTTCAACACCGCCTTCATCTCTGAGACGTCTTCGTGGAGAACTTCCATTCGCGAGGCCAGCATGGCAACGGAGCTATCAGTCGGGGGCATGGGCTGAGTGGGCGCGTTATCGGGGTTGTTGTTCGGCAGCTGTGCATTGCCGCCACTCTAGTCTAGCGCGTTTCACAATCAGTCCCTAGGGATCACGGCCCACGGGCCGATGTTGGGCGGGTTGAGGTAGCGACGGCCGAAGCGGTCCTTCGCGCCTTGGATGTAGGCGCCAGCGGACTGGCAGGGGGAGCCGGGCTTGAGGCCGAGCCACGGGCGAGTGGGGTCGACGAAGAGCGGGTCGGTGGTGAGGTAGTTGGCCGGCGCAGACCGAGACGAGTAGGCCGGCGTTGCGGCCTCGGGCTCGTTGCTGCCCATGAACGAGTACGTCGTCGCGCCGAACACGAGGTTGTTGGACTCGGAGTACCCGGTCACCACGGGCAGCACTCCGGAGTTCTGAAGCCCGAATCCGTACACACCGCCGTATGAGATGTTGTTGAGCAGCGAGACGTTCCGCGCATCTTTCACGACATAGAAACTTGTGCCGCGCGAATTGGAGGCGACGTTGTTCCGAACCTTGATGGTGTTGCTTGGAGTGCCCCCTGAACCGTCCTCGACTCCCCCATACCACCCAATCACGACGATGCCGTTCGCGCACCCGTCCATGATGTTGGACTCGATGTCGATGTCGGAAGAGAGGAACACAGCAATCCCGCCCCCACCCACTTCTAAGTTGAGGCTCGCTCCACGCCCGACATTACGGATGACGTTGCGCCGGATCAGCAGGCGCTTTGACCCGTCGATGTTGTCGTACGGCTTATCGACGAAAATCCCAACGCCCGTTCCGACGCTGGCGCCGACTTGCGCGTAGCTGCCATCGACGACGTTCTCCTCGATCAGGAAGTCCTCGCAGCAGCCGAACCACATGCAGTGCGCGTCGGTATTGCCGTCCCCAGTCTCGTACGCAAAGTTGCCCCGAAAGACGTTGTCCTGCGTTCCCCCGGCAATAACTCCGGACAGCGCGTACGCATAGCTGTGCGTGTGGTGCACGTAGTTGCGCTCGATGCGGACGCCTCTGGCGCAGAAGCCGGAACGGTTCGGATTGAGAGACGTCTGACGGGCAATTACGCGGATGCCCATGTTGACTGCGGCTGAGATAGCTGCCGGATTGCCATGCACGACGTTGTCGCAGATTGTGATGTCGGTCACGTTCTCGCCGGCCGTTGAACTCCAGACGCACATGATCGAAGAGTTCCCGGTGGTCCTTTCGACGATGTTGTTGAGAATCTTCCAATTCGAGCGGGCTGCGCCTGAGCCGGTCGCATTGTCGAACAGTATTCCGTAGGCTCCACCCGTGGTCGTGCCGCAGTTAACCCGACAGTTCTGGACGGTCACGTAAGAGCAGCTCATGACTCGCAGGCATGCGTTCGGCCCGTTGCGGGCTTCGCGCAGATAGAGACCATCGACCGTCACATAGTCGTAGTTGATGCGGAGGGCATCAAGGCTGCCCGTCCCGTTGATCGTCGCCTGACGAGTCAGCGACGAGATGCGCGCCCCAGTAGTCGCGTCATACGTTCCG